GGGGTTGTCCTAAAAGGTACTCGCCGAACGGTCTTCACTGAGAAGACTTGGGGTACAGTCCGTTACAGGATTCCTACTCCAACTTCGTGGTTCTTCTACGAGGATGCTAAGCTTTGCCGTATGGCAAAGCAACTCGTATACGGAATCACGACGCATGAAGCGCTAGCAACGGCCTGGGAACTAATGCCCTGGTCGTGGTTTGTTGACTGGTTCACAGGTGTTGGTAAGGTCATTAAGGCCACTAACAACACACTGGGATTAGTACACAGCGATTGTTGTCTTATGCGGCACACTTTAAGTGAGTCCGAATTTGACATCAATTGGGCTGCGTCTGAAAAGTGGGCTCGCCCTCAAGGCGAGTTCTACGAGAGGTTTGAAAGGAAGGAACGATTTGTCGTTGCTCCTATCATCCCCTTCGCGCCGACGACTCTTCCGCTCTTTGAGCTGAAGACAATGTCGATCCTAGGCTCTCTTGCGGTTCTGCAGACGAAGCCTGGGCGTACTGTTACACCCAAGAACGTTCAGAACATCAAGAAGGCTCTCTACTCCCTAGTCAGGAGAAGATAGTTCCTTGAGCAAGAGAAAGGCCCGCTATGTTAGCAGATCCGTTGGTAATTACCGTTGGTGGTAACGCAAAGAGCCTCAACAGGATTAACCAAGATGGTTACTCCTCTGAGTACCTATTGCGAGACTCTACGACGGAACATCGGCTCAAGGTCCGGCACAGCCAAACCAAGGCTGATCCTGCAGGACAAGTGTACGATCGCCACAATGTTGAATTCACTGTGGTGACGTTCGCTAGTGGAGCAACACCCGCTAATTACGAGAAGTTCTACGTAGTTATCGAGTGTCTTCCGTCTGCCACCTCGGCATCTATCCCGGCGGCACTGATGGCGCTTTTGCAAGCATCATCAAATGCTATGACTCTGGCACTTAAACAGTGGCAGAACTAGCCGAGATTGCCGGAGGTAATGGATCTTCTAACCTAGCATGGATTCTTTTTGGGAAACCATAAGATGAAAAGCCATGAATGGGTGAGAAGAATTGTCCAGGTGTACGAATATCTACTTTCCGATATTCGCTACGCCCTCCCGCAATTGGAGAAGTCTCTCCAGATGGATCTTGAGACTATCCGCCGTACCTCTAAGGATAGAGGTATCCACTTTTTTGTCGTGGATCTGCCCCAGCTTGGAAAGCATCTTGATAGATGCGTGTCCAAGGAGAGGTGGTCTCCTTGTGGATCATGCGCTTCTCGCGCTAGATCTAAAGGCAACATCCTACCGAAGCTTTTCGGTGGGTTGTTCGACCAGCTCTTTGAGGCTGACGGTTGCTTGAAGCAAGTTCCTAACTTAGAGGCATACGGCTTCTTACGTCAAGTTTTATACTTGTGTAAAAAGCTGCCTCTAACTTACTCAGAAGCATCACTTCGCGACTCAGTCGCTAAGTTTGTTTCTGAGGACGCGTCGCTCCCTGAGCCAGAACGATTCTGGACAGAGAGTGATCCTTCCGATTGCTTCGTCCGTATTGCCTATAGAGGCTTTCATGCCTCTCGGTACTACGCCGGAAAAGTCGTCAAGGATTCACTAACCCTGGACGTGCTCGAAACTTTGAAGAACCTAGATACTATATCTAGGGACGTCTGCCAAACCTTAGGATATTATAATCCTGAGGAATGGCGCTTCAAGCATGGCCCTGGTGCGATCTCCCAGGTTTCTGGCCCAACTAATAAGTACCATTGGTACGGTTGGTCAGATACCTTGGAATCCGTGTACCCTATCGCTGATTATGGTTTCCATAATTACGCGAGTTGGGCTGACAAGGTGAAGAAGCGTGAGTATGAGGATTATACCCCATATTCACGACTCGTCGCCGTCCCTAAGACGTTTAACAAACCTCGGCTAATTGCTGCCGAGCCGAATGAACACCAGTGGTGCCAGCAAAACATCTGGAACTACCTCGAGGCTCGAGTTAAAAACTCATGGATCGGACTCTTTATTCGCTTTCGCGATCAAGATCTGAACCAAAGCCTGTGCTCACTTGGATCTAAGGACGGTTCTCTATGCACTGTAGACTTGTCGTCTGCTAGTGACAGAGTATCTTGTCGTGCGGTTGGTAACCTGTTCTGGACGCATCCTGCGCTCGTTCAGGCCCTTCGCGCAACACGTACCCGAGTATTGGTGCAGAACCTTAATAAGGATCTGCCTCAACGTATTGAACTTAGAAAGTTCAGTACTATGGGTAGTGCCGTAACCTTTCCTATCCAGTCTATCCTGTTTCTTTGCGTCGCGCTCGCTACTTGTTTTACCAAGTATCGGTTGCGCGACCCACGCAAAGAGATGTCGGGACTGTTTGGCAAGGTGGCCGTCTTCGGTGACGATATAATCGTTCCGAATGACTGTCGGGAGTTGCTACAGCAGGTCCTTGAGGTCCTTGACTTCAAGGTCAACGATGACAAAACTTTCTCTGAAGGTTTCTTTAGAGAATCTTGTGGCGTTGACATGTATAGAGGGGTCGATGTAACACCCGTCTATCTCCATGACTTAACTGTAGCTACCCCTGAGTCTGTTGCTAGTATGGTAGATACATGTAATAACTTCTATAAGAAGTTTTACATCACTACTTCCGTACAACTGGGATCGACCTTACCAAATCAAATTGGTACTGTCCATCAAGACTCTGGGGTCTTCGGCTTGAAATCACGTGTTGGAACCCATTTGCCTCGTAAGAGGTGGAATGGGCGTTACCAGCGCGATGAAGTGCGAGTTTTGAGCGTTTGCGCAAAACAGTCACTTCGAGCCGAGGAGGACGACTCAGCGTTACACCAGTTCTTTTCAGAACTGCCGTCTCCCTACGAAAATTGGGAGGCGGGTACAAGGCTGAGGCCAAAACTTCGAATGAAGTTTTGTTGGGTATCCAGATCGGATTGTATGGGTCTAACGACCCATTCGGCAGGGAGTAGGACTGAACGGACCGAGGTCCGTCAGATCTGATTTGGCCAGACAGGGCTATTGCCCAGCTAGGCCTATCCCGCCCCTACGGGCTCTCATTTACTCCCCCATTGCTAGTCATGAAAGACCATGACAGGGAACACTCCTTGTCTTGGTGACTAGCGGCTGTTGCTGAAGGGATTAACCTCCTTTCGGTTAGTTTGGGGAGAATGGGAGATCGGACCGTAGGGTCTTTGATCTGGGGAGGGGTCTCGGCATCAGCGC